TTTTGAAATGAATACCCCATCTAAATCCTAATGATTCCGCAATTTCACCTGTATCTCCCCATTTATTATTTGATGGTTTTACATCTATTGCTAATCCATAATTATGATAACTGAATCCTGGTTTAGCTGCATTTCCAGTTTTTTGTAGAGATTGTTGATATGCTATTGATCTATATCCACTTGTTATTTCTAAATCAAATCCAGAAGCTTTACATTTATTAATAAATGCTATTACATATGGTTTTATATCTGGATGTAAATTATCTATTTTACTTTTTGTTTTTTTGCTTGATATTAAATTTATTGCATTTGGATCTCTAGCACTATCATTTAAATCTATTTGATCAGTAGGTGCAGCATTTTTCAATGTTTCACAAGCTTTATCATTTTGAGCTTTTATCGCATCATTTAAAATTTTTCTATTGGATTCATTTATGTCTGGCGGTATTACTAAATCTATATCATTTTTATTATTAATAACATCAGGATTTCTACTTAGTATTTTTACTTTACCATTATCTGCAATTTTTACATAATTAGATACAAAATTAGGTCTTAATAATTTATATTGTGAACATAGCATGTTTAGTCGAGGTTTAATAATTGCTGCACCATTACTATCAATCAATGAACCTGGCTTACTTAATTCATTTATAAAGTTGTCCATCCATTGAAAAAAATTTGTACCTAACACAGCATCTTGATCTGCTCCTTTTGATGCCAAATTTAATTTTTGTGTATTATCTTTTAATTCAAGATTAATAGAAGTATTATTAATTGTTACTTTATTAAGTAACTGATCTATTGTTAACTCTTTGCCTTTAATAAATATTTGTGTTGATTCATCAAATAGTAGTGAAGTAAAGTTTACGTATTCTTCATCATTTAAACTTTTAAGTTTATTTTGAAGATTTATGTTATAATTTTCAGAATATATGTAGTATGGTGAATATAAATCATCTGACAGAAAAAGTACGTTTACTAATTTACCTATTGCAGGAACTTGAAAATCTTTTCCAGCAATTCCACCCCATGGATATGCGTATGGTATATCTTCAACAGGTATATTATGATAAAGTGTTTGTACTCTTATTTTAACTCTACCTTTTCTGTTTGGGTCTTTATTATCTTCAACTAATCCAACGTAAAAATCTCTTGCGAGTTCCATTTATTTTATTTATTTTTAAAAGTTTGCAGCGTTTCTTGTAGTATTTTCTAAATCTGCTAATAATCCAGATCCAATAGATTTTCCAAAGTTTTTTAAACTAGTACGATCATTAAAATCAGGAGTATATACATTATCTGGCTCTATTTTATTTAGACCAGTTAAAGTTGTGAATTGATTTAAAAGGTTGTTTACAGTGCTTCCTCTAACATTTCTTAATTTGGTTTCTAAACTATCCATATAATTGAGACTATTGTTAGCAATTGTTTGACCAGCTTTACTTAATAATTGATTTGTAAATCCTTTTTGAGCAATTGGATTAGTTGAGCTTAGTCTATCTAAATTATCATAGTATTCTTGTTTACTACTAGATTTAAATTCTAATTCCCAAGGATTAATGTTTTTAACATCTCCTGAATATAATAATGGAAATGTACTCCAACGAGTTACAGATTTATAATAAATATCAAAAGATAATGTTTGTGGTTTATTAGATATGGTAGATCCATATCCACCTATTTCCATTTCATTTTCATAATTTTTACTTTTTTCAAAATTAAAATTACAATCATGTAATGTATATACAATTTGTGATTTTGGTGATATAGTATTTTTTATTTCATGCTGCGGATCAACTTTACTATCATTTTTATTAGGCATTGTGAAATTTCTAAAATCATTAATTTTTATAGTCATATTAAATCTTATTAAATTTTCAGGAAACATATGTCTTTGATTTTTATAACTATAAATTATATTATTATATAATTCAGATAAATACCATGCTATCATAGACACATCTTCATTTAAAGTTATTGTAATTTTATTTGTTTCACCATCTTTACCATTATAATTTATAAATTTATTATTAAGATTTTCTAATCCTGCAATTTTTGTTATATAATATGCTTTGTTTGAAAAATTTCTATTTCTATTATTTAAAAGATCAGTTTCAAATATTTTAAAAAATACATTTCTAAATTCGGTCCATAAATTACCTCTATTTTCATAACCATAAGAGTCAATGTTATTTCCATAATGGTTTATAAACCACATTAAACTATTGTTTGAATCTGCTGTTGAAAAAAATGGAGAATTTTGATCAAAGAATAATTCAAACGCTGGAATAAATGGATCTTCATACCAAAAATCATTTCCTCTAAATCCAGCTTGTGAATATAGTCCTTTTTTAAAGGTATTTGTATCATCATCATATTCTTGAATTGTGCTTGCTTTCATTTGTGATCCATCATCAGAATACCAACCTTCTTCGTTTTTTGCATCTGAAGTATGATAAGGATCATAGTTATCTAATTTTTTATCTTCAATACCAAGTGTTTGTTTAAATAAACCTTTATTGATATTTAATGAGTTTGCCAATGCTTCAATTCCACTATCTTGAGCATATCCTTTAATATATCTAGCTGATGTTGAATTTTTATCACCTAGAGAACTTGATAATTGATCGTTTAAAATATTTTTATAGCTTAATCCCATAGTTTATTTATTATTTTATTTTAATAGTTTTCTTAAATCACTTTTTTCATCATTTGCATTACCATAATTTATACTTAATTCTCGTCTCATAAGTGTAATTTCTTGTTCAACACCACCACTTCTTTTATATAAATAATTTATACCTGTAACAAACCAATACCCAGATAATTTTGGATTTATGTTATCAAGTGGTTTTTTGATATTTGCGTTACTTGAAAGTAAATCATTTTGATTATATATTTCAACTTTAATGTTCTGAAATCTTTTTACAGAAAAATTTACTTGATTTAATATGACAATCATTTTCATTTTTTCCATACCATTTAGATGAAATTGATTGGCAACTTTTGCTAATGAATAATTTTGATGTACATTATTATCCGTGTCAATTTTACCTGTAAAATATTCATCATTTACACATTCTTCATATAGTTTTGAACTTCTATCCGTTAAATCTTTTAATTCTTCATGTTCTGTTCCAAGTTCTTTTATAAATTCTTTATAAACAGTATTATTACTTTTATCATACCATGTAGATGTAACTTGATAAAATCTTTCTAAGTTGACTTTGTATGATTGATTAACTAAATTAAATTTGCTTATGTAATTATTTGTCATATGAAAAGCACTATTATTAGTTAAATATAACTCACTGTTTTTTTCTTCATCATTTTTAATTATCTGAGAATTTGTAATGGTTCCACTTTCTCCTTTAATAAATTCATTCATTTCTAATTGAATATTTATATAATTTATATTATATTGAAAATCAATAAAGGTCCATACAAACGCATCTTTTGATATGAAAGAATATTTTGTTATATCTTTAATAAATTCAGGATATGTATCACTACAATTTATCCATGACATACTATCATTACTTGATTGTACATTTGATGCAAATCCAAGATTTAAATCAAATGCTATTCCTTTTATTACATCATAACTTGTTCCTTTTCTAGATTCATATTTTGTATAAAATAATTCATCTAAATCTAATATTCCTTTAATTAAATATTTTAAATTATTACTATTAATATCACCTTTTACTGTTTCATAAGATGTAACTCTAAAATCCATTCTTATTGGCATTGTGTTTTCTGAATTTGATTTAACAAAAATGCTTAATATCATGTCATGATCAGATGGATAAGAATCATTAAACAATATTCCTTTTGAATCATCACAATATAATTCAATTTCAGGTAAAAACTTACTATTGTGAAGTTTTACATATATAACATCTTTTGCATCAATTGTGGTTCCGTTAAAATTTGGGTCATTAACTTTGCTAATAAATAAATATGGAACATAATTAAATGATTGCACAAGAATATCCGCTGATATAGGATCATTTACTTTTATATTTAATTCTTTAAGTTTTACACTAGCTTTATTTAAAATTTTTATCATTGAAATGAATTTATAATTTGTATATTGTTGTCACTACCAACCTTAATTTGTTTTAGATTAGATGGTTTAATAGTTGGAGACAGATTTTCATCACTCACATTTAAGTCTGTTGATATTTTTGTATTTGATTTTGAAGAATTTATTAAATTATTTCTTGCTGTTGTACTTGTTAAATTTTGTAAATTATCGGTTGTGTATAGCTTTGGTAAATTATCAACTTGACAGAAATAAATATATTGACCTTCTTTAACTGAGTATGGATTAATAATATCATTTAATACCATTAATTCTTCTACATAATTAGGAGAACCATAAATAAAATTAGATATTCTATCTAGTCTCATTTCAAATTCTTGTGGTACAATATATATTTGTAATAATATATTATCTATATTTATTATATTTTTTTGAAATAAATCAAAAAGATCATTTTGATTAGAATCTCTTTTTATTTTATTACTGTTGGTATCATCAAAGGATAGAATATTCATAATTTTAATTATTTTATTTTGTATTTCCTGTTCCTGATTTTTGATTGGAAACAGGAATACCAGGTTTAGGTGGATTTTGTTGTATATTATCTGAATTTTTAGCATTTTTGACAGACGTAGAATTTGATGCTTCTGTACCAGGAGGCGGTGAATTATAAGTCCTTCTATATGTGTTATTGAACATTCTCATCAATTCTTGCTTACCTAAAGCTCTTGAAAATTTACAATTGAAAGTAGCAGTTAATCTTTGTGGTTGATCATTAAATCCCATTTCGTTGCTTGTTTCTACTGATGCTGAATGTACAATAATATGATTTGTAGCTAACCATGGTGCGTATGGATTTCCTAATGATAAATACCAAGGTGTTGAACTCATTTTACCACCAACCATTAATTCAATAGACCCTCGTAATTCAAACCTCCATATAGATACTGTACTTGTTAGAACAGATTGCAAAAATGGTGCAAGATAGTTAGCAGCATCAGCAAGTTTCTTTTTAGCAGCATCTGTTACAGATTGTTCTTTTGTTGAGATATCATCTTTTTTAAGTTTAGCTAATTCTGTTTGTAAAGTTTTTAATTTTGGTTGATCTGGTGTTTTTTTAGTATTTTCTATATCTATTTGGTTTTGTAAATCTTGTTCTTTATCTGTTCTAGGTTTATTTGCATCCTCTTTACTTTTGTTGGTGTCAATTGTGTCATTATAGTTTTTTTCCAATTTTGTAAATTCATCTTTAAAAAAATCTGCTATTACTGTCCAAAAAGATTCTAATGTTAAAGATATCATATCCCACCACGCATTTAAATTATTGGCTTTATAACTGCTAGCTTCCCTGGCTTTTTTCATAACAGCTGAATTATCACCCCAATAAAATTTCATATTAGATGTGCCCATTGCATAAATATTATCTAAAATATCTAGCATTGCTGAACCTGGATCAACATCTCCTAATAATTTTTGTTCATATGTTGTTTCTAATATAAATTCAAAGGTTGATGTTATATTTTGTCCTGCCGGATCTCTAAATGGCCCTTCTTGTAATACATTAGGATCCCCAATAGGTATATTATTAAGGCCCCAACTATTAGTTGTAGTTGGACCTTTACCGTTAGTTACATCGGTGTAAGATGTTGGTTGTTTTATAGTGCTAGGATCAAAATTTTCATAAGCTTCATCTGTTGTCTCATTTGTACTATCACTATTTAAAAGTCCGGCATTTTTGTAAAGTTGAAATAACATACCTTGCGCAAAATCAGGAACTGGTATTATTGGTAATAATCCACCTGTTGCAGTTTCTATCATTTTAGATATCATTTGATCAAATCTTTTAGATGTGGTTGCCCAATTTTCATGAAATTCAACTTTACCAAAATTGTCACTTGGTTTAATCCAGCCAACAATAGTTGAGATTGGTTCTCTAATCATTTCATTTAGGTCTTCTGGAACAAAGCAACCTTCTGGAAATCTTCTAAGAATAGCCATTCTATTTATAGGATAAACACCTAATTCTCTTAAATATGCTAAATCTGCAGCTTTTATTCTTAACCCGGCTCCAGGTTGACCATCAACACTATCAAAATCCATTACTAATTGTACATAAGGATTTATAGATTTGTCTTCATTTTTATATACTTTATCTTTTATATATTTTTTGATATTAGTTGTACCAGCACCAGAATTATTTTTATTTTTATATACA